GCACAGTTGCGGAACTAGAGGAAACCATGTCGAGCCGCGAACTAACCGAATGGATCGCCTACAACGCAGTCCAGCCTTTCGGTGATACGCGCGCCGATTTGCGTTCCGCGATCATCGCCAGCACCGTGGCCAATTGCCACCGCACTAGCGGCACACCTTTCAAGGTGGCGGATTTTATGCCCTATGAAGACAAGCCCAAGGGCGCGCCGCTGGATGCGGTGAAGCAGTTGCGCGCCATGTTTGGAGGAAAGCGCAATGGGTAATGTTGCAGCGTTCAAAACCCGTATCACGCTTGAATCCGATCAGTACATCGCCGGGTGGAAGAAGGTGGAATCCGCTACCACGGAAAAGGTGAGCGGTATTGAGAAGGCCATTTCCAAGGGCATGAAGTCTTGGAGCGGATCGATGGGGAAAGCCATCGGCGGGTTTCTTGGAATCCAGCTTGCGGACACGCTGCTGAAGAGCATCGATGACACGCTGAAGAATCCGATCTTCAACACAACCGGCGCGAACATCGCCTACGCCATCGGCGATGGTTTAGCCAAGACCCTTGAAAGCATTCCGGTGGTGGGCACCATCGGAAAGATGCTTGGGCAGAGCGAGAGCGGAGACATGGAAGCGCGGCAAAAGACCAGCCGCGACGATGCCGCGCGAAATGAGCGGATGCTTGCCGTGGGTTCGAAGATGGTTGCCGATTTGGAGAAGCAGCGCGAACTAGCCGCCGCGGTGAGCGACGAACAGCGCACCCGCGTGGAGCGAGCACAGCGCCTGGCGGAACTTGAGAAGCAGTTGAACGATCAGATGACGAAGGAAAAAGCGACTGGGCCGGAGATCGTCGCAGCCCGCGACAAGTTGCGCGCGTCATTTGAAGCCATGACATCGGCCCAAGATGCTGCCATTGCAAGGCAGGAGAAAGAGAAGAAGAACGCGGATGATCTTCTGAAAGCGGAAGAAGATCGAAAGAAAATCGCAGACGCGCAGAGGAAGTTTGAAGAAGATCAAAGGAACAAGGCTGAAAAACATCACGATAAGGTGATGGATTTCATGCAAGACCTGCAAGATGCGCTAGACGAGCGCACGATGACCGAGGATCAGTTGTTCCAAAAGAAACTTGATCGCCTTGGGTTGGATGAAGATGAACAGAAGCGGGCGAAGGAAATGAATGAAAAGCTGAAGGCCGCATCGCAAACAGCACCCAAGACCGCTGCGGTTTCCAACATCGAGAGCATCCAAAGCGCCGTTGGTAGCGTGAAAATGGCTGGCACCACGAGCGGGCTAGATAAACTGGCGAAGCCCGCAGAGGCCACCGCCAAGGCCACGCAGGCCAGCGCCACGCACCTGGCGAAACTCGCAGCAGCAACGGGAGCCGTGTAAATGCCTGTGACCATCAACATTGCCCAGCGCGCCGGTGGAACCACCATCAACTTTGAGCGCGGCAAGTGGAGCGGCAGCGCGCAATATGTGATCACCGAGGCGGCCGCGCAGGCGCTCACAGCCAGCGACATCCTTGGCAGCGCCACCGTAATTGCGAAACTGTTCCCAACCGAGTACGGCGGCAGCGGCGGCGCAATCACCGATCAAGGTTCATTCTTCTCGGGCCGCGTGACGCAGCCAAGCTTCTCGCTGGCAATGGTTGATGATGGCGGCTATGTGTGGCAGGCCACCGTTACTTTCGACTCACAGACCGCGGACAATGGCACCACCACCACGGATAACAAGGTGGAGCGCGAGGTAGGTTTCACCGCCATTGAGTACAGCTTGAGCGGCGAGGGTGTGGATGTGTGGCGGGTTGGCGCAACCGCACCCGCGAACAAGTCCACGCCAGCCGATACCGACATCGGCGGCACCAAGGTTGATTCGGGCGGCGAGCCCATCACCTTTTTCAACAATGTTGCAAAGGTGACCGTTCGCAATGTGGTTGCCGGGCGGCCTACACCGCCGGTTGGCTTCATCAATAACCGGAACAGCGCCAGCTTTACGATTGGCCCCTACTCATTCCCGACTGACACGCTGCTGTTCACGGGTTGCAGCATCACGCGAGTGGGCCCTGCAACCTATGAAATCGTCTACTCATTTGTCTATGACAATGGCTACCACCTGCGGCAGATCGCCAAGCGCGGCCCCGATGGGCAGGTGATCAAGGGCAAGAAAACCGATTCCTGCGGCAGCGCGCCAACCACCGTGCCGGATGGGGAGATGAGCAACGCGCTATGCGTGTTCTTCCGGCAGCCGTTCCCAACCACCAGCGCCTTCAGCGGCATCGGCATTACGGGCATCTGATGTTCGTCAACGGCGTTACCCGTGGCAATGTTGGCCCTTGGTCCCCGAACCAAGTGCGCACCATTGCGGACACCATCAACCGCATAAACGGTGAGGGGCAGCGCGGGCCCAAGTCCGCACCGCCGCCGGTTGTGGTGTTCATGGCGCGCATTACTGGCAGCACGGCCATTGCGGGTAAGACCGCGACCATTGGTGGCACCGCCGGGCAGCCAGTCGCATGGGAATACGATTGGGAAGAGGTGAGCGTCTCCACCACGGGCACCTACAACACCAGCGACACATACCGCCGAAAGTCTTCCCTGATTGCCACCAAGGGAAAGGCCATCAATGGGTGCGAGGGGCCGCAGATGATCGGTGCTACCACCACGCTTGGCCCTGGCATCACCACTTCCAACATCCCTGCCGGGTTCAGCTTCAAGGCCATCGCCAACAATACGGTGGTGATGATGTACGCCACCGCGCGCGCGACTGGCGAAAACCTGTTTTTCTTCAGCGTGCCAAACGCGGTGGATGGAGCCTGCGCGTGAGCCCCGTTCCCTCCATCGGCCCCCGCCACCAGCAGCCCACAACCTTGGGCACCGTGATCAGCGTGGTGCAACTGGTGGTGTTGGTGGTTGGCGTGGGCGGCATCTTCCAAACGATGGGCCGCAAGGATGCGATCCTCGAAAGGCAAGACCGCGACCTAACGGAGCTGCGCGCCATCGTGGGCGATTTGGTCAAGTCGCAGGTTTTGGGAGCCGCGAACGATTCAAAGCACGGTGAAAACATCACCAGCATTGCGGTGCGCCTTGACCGGCTAGAGGGCCGCCGGTGATCCGCTGTTTGGTCTTTCTGCTGCTAATCGCCTGCGCGGCGTGCAGCCCGAGCCGAGCCATTGCGGTTTCGGCCAGCGAGGCCGGTGAACGCGCCGGAACCATCGCCAGGCTTGCCACGCACATTGGGAGCGTTTCCACCGAGCCCGAGGTGGTGGCCGATGCGGCCGCCATCGTGGTTGAAGCCCAGCACATCGAAGCGGCCGCCGGAGCCATCCACAAGGCGCTACCGGGCGTGGAGGATCAGACCCCTTACTGGGCGGTGCTACTTGGTTACATCGCAGCAGCGGCCGCCCTCGTGGCCGTGGCGGCCATCCTGTGGCAGACGGGGATAGGCGCAGCCATACGCGTGGCGCTTGGGTGGATTCCGCGGCCAAGCCTGCGAGATGCGGCATTGGCCCGTGATGTGATGGAAACTTCCAACCCCGCCACGATCCGGGAATACATTGCAGCAAAGCGCGCGAGCGATCCCGTGTGGGAAGCCGCTTGGAAGCGCACCGAGGAACCCAAGCCATGTACTACATCGCATCCGCTGAATCCCTGATCGGTTCGACCTGGGCCGCATTCGCTTGCCTTGCCATCGGCTACATCGCCGGGCACCTTGTTCCGCTGGGCACCATCGCGGGATGGATTCGCGGCACCAAGGGCTAACCCGTGAGCATGATGATGGCGGGTTGTTGCTGCGGGTGTTCGTGCGCCTGCCTTCCGTCAACGGTTTCGGTAAGCCACGCGGCGTTCACCTACTACTTTCAATGGTGCGCGTGCGTTGATCCGCGTTTGTCACCATACGGATTCAATTCCGGGCCAATCAGCATTGCCGTTCCAGCGTTGAGCAACGCAACCGGGTACGCATGTTGCACTACCGATGCGGGCTATCCGATTTCCGCATACCGCACGACACCTGTTTTTCTTGGAACAGTAAACGCTCCAATCGACATTACAGACCCGTATGGCGAAGCGTGCTGCACATTGAATGTGTGGTACGACATCATCGTTATTGCAACTTGCGAAGATGGTTCTTCAGCTACACGCAACTGGGAACTAACCGTGCGAATCTATGCCGATGGGTTTACGGATTGGGATGCGTTTGGAATGCTGAACAGTTGCACCAATGGCACGCTGACATTCCCTACCGATCCTTGCGTTTTGCCTAGCACTACTGGGTGCCTTACCGCTTTTGTCGGAGGGCAGCCGTGTGCATCAAATCCGGGCGCGGGCATCGAATCGTTCGGCAGCAATGGTTTGTCACCACTTCAATTCTGCGACGGGCCTGCGCGTACCTACACGGTCGAAATTTCATCGGCCCCAAGTACCCATTGCGGCAACCCATCTACCTTCACAAGCCTTTCCGTGGTGGTGGCGTGACCGAGTGCGACCATTGGAGCGAGTGCAAGGTGCTTGGCGGCGGCTGCTGCGCTGCGGGCCACTACGGCGGCCGCCCCAGCATCGGCGTGTGCGGCCAATGCCCGCACCGCGTGGTGCGAGGCGAGCGGCCGATGGCTATCGGTGAAACGGTGAACTATGGTTTCGCATCGCGCGCCGCGGCCTACTTATCTGCGGAGCGCAGGCACGCCACCCAAGGCCCGGCAAGCGTCCAAGTGCAGCATGAGCGCGCGGCGATTTGCCGAGCGTGCGAAGGCCGCGCCGAGGTGGTGGAGGGCGCTACCGATCCCGGCAACATCGGTTGGTGTACCAAGTGCGGGTGCGGTTCCAACCGCCGCGCGGCGCTGTCCGTGAAACTGACCCTTGCCGGGGCAACCTGCCCGCTGGGCAAATGGCAGCCCGTAGAGGGCACAGGCGCAAGCCTGGGCACCGTGGCCGAGGCCATCACCGGCGTGGCCACGAGCGTGGTGGATACAGCAAAGAGAATTTGGCGCAAAAACCCCGAGGAATAAGGGACTTGACAGCGGCACCGGATTGTGCAACATTGCTTGCGCATCCGATGGCTCGCAGCGCATACCACATTTCTGGCAATACGGCCCCCGCTCACGAACGAACGCGCTGCGTTTCGGATGCATCGTTGAGCGGGGGCCGCGTTGCCAAAGGACTTACGATGAGAATGCTTACTGCATCGATCTACGATATTGTTTCCTTTTGGAGCAACCAGCGCGGGGTAGATGAAAACCAGCGCATCCTGCAATGCGCTGAGGCTTTGAATGAAAATCGGCAGTTTGGGTGCGTTGTGATGCCTGATCAGCACGACTGCGCGGTATCGGTGATTCAAATTTGGAAGCAGCTTGAACGCCGCGCCTCACCGGTGAGCGACGAATTGCTTGATGGTTGGGAACTTGCGGTGCAAAACTTTCTTGGGAAGTGCGGTGGTTTGGTGGTGGAGGTGCCCCATGCGCGCTGAAAAAATCGCACATCTCACCGCAGCAGGCAAGGTGCACGAAGATATTGGAATCGCTATCCAACACTTTGCGGCGTTGGGCGATACGCGAGAGGCTACGGTGATCGAATTGGTAGCCAACGCCCACGCTGGGGATATTCGTCGCGCACTTGAGTCCGTCGAACTGTGGAGTTTCCCGGATCGCGCTAATCAAATTTTGCGGGTGTGCGAATCGATCCTAGAAGGCAAGCGCCCAGCATCCGAGCGCTTTCCGCTGATCATCACCGGGCAGGGCGATTACACCCGCGAAGTTCACGCTGACGATTTAGAGTGGGGCAAGCCATCGAAACTGTGGGGCCGAATCAAAAGCCGCTTTGCAACGGAGGGCAAGTAATGGAAACCGTAATGTTTACACCCGGAGTGATGCACAATCTTCCGGCAGAGGCATACCACGCGGTGCCTGCCCTGTCTTCGACATTCATGAAGGCAATGCTTGCCAAGTCACCGCTGCACGCTCGCTACCAAATGGAGAATGGCGAGAGCAATGACGCGATGAACATGGGCACCGCGGTGCATACCGCGATCCTAACCCCGGACATGTACGAAGCCGAGGTGGCGGTAGCGCCCAAGTGTGACAAGCGCACCACCGCAGGCAAGGCCGAGTTCCGCGCGTTCGAAGTCCTGAACGGGCACAAACTGATTTTGGATGCCAGCCAGGGCGAGGCGGTGGCGGGCATGGTTGCCGCGGTTTATTTGTCGAATTCGTGCCGCGCCATGCTGGAGATGGCTACCCAGCGTGAACTTTCCGTGTTTGCGGAAGACCCGCACACAGGCACACAGTTGAAGGCGCGGCTGGATGGGTATGACCCGGCCACCGGCTGGGTGATCGACCTGAAGACCTGCCGCGACGCGTCCTACCCCGGGTTCAAGTCTGCGCTTTGGAACCTTGGCTATGGGTTGCAGGCCGCGTTCTACCGACGCGTGGCGCGCATCGCGGGGCTCAATGTGAGCGGGTTTGCGTTCCTGTGCGTCGAGAACACCGCGCCTCACGGCGTGGCCGTGTACGCGATGGACGATTCCGACATGGACTACTTTGAAGCAGACATGCGCCGGTTGATCGCGGACTACAAGGTGTGCCGCGAAACAGACCGATGGCCCGGCTACCCGGATCGCATCGAACGGATCGGGCTTGCCAACTGGGCGAGGCGGCAGCTTGAGGAAGGGCTTGCGCGATGAGTGACATAGCAACCGTTCCCAACGCGGCGCACATCGAACGCGTGATCGAACAGGTGATGCCCCGCAACGCAAGCCAGGTGGATCGAATGGCGCTTGCGGCCATGATGAAGACCTACGGGCTTGATCCGCTCCGGCGCGAGGTGTACCCGCTGGCTTTCGGCGGCCGCCTGTGCCTGTATGTCTCCATCGACGGGTGGCGCAGGCTCGCCCGTGAATCGGGGCGCTACCACTCCGGCGTTTGCATCTACCACCGCGATGCTGCCGGGGCTGTGGATTCCTGCACCTTCAAGGTGACCACCACGGAAGGCGGTGAGTTTGAGTTCACCTGCTGGCTTTCGGAGTTCAAGGGATCAAGCCCCAACTGGCGCACCCAGCCGCTGCACATGCTGCGAACGCGCGCCGAAGCGCATTGCCTAAAGGCGGCTTTCGGTTTCAGCGGTGCCACCGAGGGCGATGAGGAACTAGCCGAAGCCACCACCGTGGTGGAGGCAGATAGCGCGCTGGCCGCGCTGAATGCCCGTGTGAGCCAATCCGCGGAGCGCACGACGGTTGCGCTCCCCAGCGCACCGGCGGTGGTGGTGGAGCAGCCACCGCCGCCGAGCGCGCCGGAGCGCATCCAGCAGCTAGCCGAATCCATCGCCGAGAAAGCCAAATCGGTTGGCATCCGATGGAGCGCAAAGCAGGCGGTGACCGCGGCAAGAAAGACCGTTGACGCGGGAACTGATCCATCCGAGGTGG